TTTTAGAACTAACCTAAGTTATTAAGCATTTATTTCACAGATATTAACGCTTGTTAGAAATTATAATCATTATATGCACCCCCCCCGCCTTAAAACTAAAACTCAGAGAAATCATCATAACTATCTTCAACTGTACTCATAGTTAGCTTCCTCTCTTGATAATAATCATCAAGTACAACTACGCCTTTTGAAAATTTTTCAATAGCATCTTCTAAAAGATTATTTTCCTCTAAAAAACTCAAGAGATTAATCGACACTTGACCGTCATCATCTTTAAGGTGTTCGTTTTCTTCAGTGTAAATGCGCATCCTTTCTAAATGACGCTGATCGGCAATATTATTTAGTATCTCTTGGGGGCCATATTCGTCTAATAGGTGAGAACCAACAAATGGAATCATTGGGAATAAAAATCTATCCTTGATCTCACATTTATACATATAAATATACTCTTTCTTCTTCTTGTCATCTCTTTGCTGGTATAACATCAATGAGAGATTTGAATGTGAACATATTTCAGTCAATGCTCTTGTTGCTATCTCTTCCAAGGACTCCTCTTTACCAAAACCCAACTCTTCCATTAATGGTATGACAATTTGAGACACAGTGTTTTTATTGTCTATTTGGTATAAAAAGTTACTAACACCATGATATTTTAAATCACCACTCAAAAGACCATTTTTAAGGCTCTTTTGATTCGATGCTTTTTTATCTTGCCCCATACCCTTAATAAAATTAGCGGCATGAAACTCTTGAATAGAACGATGTATAAATGAGACATTATATAATCCATCCTCTTTAATGAGGCTCGTGATATTAATTATGTCGTCCAAAGCGCTTTCTTTGTCATTATCCTCTCTTCGGGTTCCGCTTACAGCTATAGATCTATCCATTATACGGATAGCATCCTCAGTTTTTAGCGTAGTTTTATTATTAGATAATGACATGTGGCAAAAGGCACAAAAAATCTCTTTCATGTCAGTAATAGATCTATTAAACTTTTTTCTCCTAAAGAAAAAGTTCTTATCTTTATCATGCCCTTCATATAATATGTTAAAAATCCTGTCATAATACCCACTAGCAGTATCAGGTACAAAATCAGATTCTGGATAACAAGCACAAAAAAGAGACACTAAAATCGGTGATATCATTGAGGACATTAATTCTTTGTTTTTTTCTAGCATAGCTATTGCTGGTTCTGCTTCCTTTGTATCCATTCTCTTTCTTATTATTGCTTCTATATCAGAGTTATTTAACTCGGCTATTTTGTAAGTGTTGCTTGCTGCCCTTGGATATGAGCAAATTTCGGTATTAGGCCTTGATGAAACGATTATAGGGGTTTTGTACCTATTAGATATTAGGTCTATCTCATTATAAATGTCAGACCTTCTTTGGATGTCTAACTCATCAAATCCATCTAGGACAATAACAACCCTACCGCCAGATATAAGTGATTCAATTTCTTCTCTTGTAGCGTCAATAGATATTTTAAATAAGATATTAATTAACTCTTCTATTATTCCATTGTCACCCAAATTTCTCAGCTCTATAAAAAAAGGCAGATATTCCCCGTCCCTAATTATATTTAGCATGAGCTTTTTCATAGCTGTACTTTTTCCTTGCCCAGCTATCCCAATTAAACAATAAACACTTGAGTTATGGGGGACAATTATGTCTTCTAACTTCTCCCTTACGTCACCTTTCATTATGTGTGTTTCATGATAAATATTCTCTATATATGTATGCTCAGACTTTTTATCTATAGTTCTTATAATTAAATTTCTATAGTATAATTCATCTATGAAAGATTTATAACTACTATCACTCCTGATAGCGTCAAAGATTCTCATCCCCTTTTTTGCAGAGTGTTTAGGTTTTAGCTTTGCTGTTTTATCAAAAAAACCCTTTAAATATGGAGCTATTAAACCTTCAATAAAAACTTTATCTACAATTTTATCGGCTTTAGACAAACCATAACCAATTAATGCAGCACTAGTTGGCTCAACCATATTCACTCCTTAATAACATTAAGATAATTATATTCAGCAACATACATCAATAAGAAAAACTCATACTAAAAAACTTAAACCTCTCAATTACAATTACAACCACAAAAAATAAGATGTTTATTTTGGTGTAATCGCTCCCTTTTTTAATTCCTCAGGATCGACAAAGGATGCAGCGTAACATTTCAACTTAAGTGGAATCTCTTTAATGCTATTATCTTCAGCGACCACATACCTTATTTTAATATCGCAATTTGTTTTCGATATTAATGGGAGGTTGGGATTTTTTTCTCTTTCATCTGCTATAACTGAGCTATTTAAGAAAGAGGGATGAGATTTGAGAAGTTTCGAACTATTTTTTAGAAGCAATTCTCCTCCATTCTCAAGCTCAACTGCATTAGTAACACCATATCCAGGCACTTCGATAGTAACTTGTTTTATCGCGACATCAATTTGCCCATTGTTCGACAACAAAAGCGATAAATATTTTGCGCTGCTTGCCACAAGGGAAGCACTTACATCAACCTGCTTACTAAAATAAAGTTTGTCTGCAACAAAGGTTCCACCTGAAATTAAAATTGTCAGTGCTGCCAATGCCTCTGAGCAAGCTGTGATTATTTCGGTTTTCCGACCCATTTTGTATGCCTCCTTTTTTTCATAAAGCATATTTTTAGCATATTAATTTTTTTTATCAATCAGCTTATGTTTGTCTGCAAAATGTTCTTTAATTGCTCGAATGATATCCATCACCTCAGCCACCTGCAGGTCAGTTTCAAACGTTAGGGTGACGCATGCGCCCTCCTCTCCCTCCTCTGCTTGGCAGTGTTTGGCTAGCAGCTCTACCAGATAGCGAGCATGTTTGGCACTGACCTGTGGCAGTGCGGCGGCTTTAGTTAATTTCTTCTTGCCCGTGGCTTTTGCTTTTTCCAGCTCCGTCTTCGCTACTTTGCCCGCTGATGCACCATGCTCACGAACAAGCGCGACGGCGGTAGTTGCGGCAACCTCTTTGTTTTTTACCAGTGCAATCAGCTCATCGCCAGACGTCAGCAGCGCCAGGTGATTTTCAACGTCAGTGATCGACCGCTTAACTTTTTTAGCAATCTGCGCTGGTTCCCACCCCTGATTAATCAGGCGCTGATAAGCTGCTGCCCGCTCCAGAGGTTCCAGTGCGCGTCCCTGACTGGATGAGACCATAAACGCGATACGGTCCGCCTCGCTGCCTATGAAGTCTTTGCATTCCAGGCGGATGTCATAACCGGCCTCCTGCGCCAGTTTGGCCCCGTAGTAACGGTGGTGGCCATCAATAATTTTTATGCCCTGCTCTGTTACCTGCACAGCGAGCGGAGGCACATGCTCACCAGCGATGTAGGCATCGCGGAATTCCTCGACATGGGTTTGATCGATTTCCCGGATGTTGTAACCAATCTCGACATAGAGTTCATCAACGCCCAGCAGGTAGGTTTTGCGGGTAGTGATGTTCGTTTCAGTTTTGGATTTGTTGTCGTAAATTTTCGATAGCGTAGTCATTTTTGAAATCCCTTAATTACCGCGAAACCCTTCTGGGGTAGCGTAATCCATAGGTGAAATGTCTGTGATTGACCGCTGAACCGGGCCAAGCCTGAGTACCAGCTCATCCCATTTATCGCGGAGCTTTGACGGGCTGAGGATGTTCCGGCACCAGAACGGATCGCTCTGAACGCGCCTGAACATCTTGCAAATCTGGTAGTGGGTGCGCTGATCCTGTGAGCACATCAGGCGCACATCGTTAGCCCACGCGGTCCAGTTGGGTTCTCTTGGTCTTGCCAGCTCGCCATCAGTCTCAGCCGCTTTTTCGTAAAGGTGGATGATTTGCTCCCATATCCACTGCGCACACTTCAAATCCTCCTCACTGCCCCACATGGTTCTTTTGGGGCTGTATACCACCGCGTCAGAAACATCAGGCAGGGGTTTATCCACAAGCAGAACGTCCGGGGGCGTAGCTCCAGGACATATAGGGTTTTTATCTGATGGATCATGTTTTGAATTTACTGACGGATCGTCGCCAGATTCTGGCGGGTGAAAACCCGGATTTTTGCCACATTCCGACGGGTCAAAATTTGAGGGGTCAAAATCTGGTGCATCAGATTTTGACGCGTCAGTTTTTGTTGTGTCAGTTTTTGATGCATCAGATTTTGATGTGTCAGATTCTGACTCGTCAGATTCTGGCTGGTGGGCATAGGCAGCGTCACGCAGTTTCCTGACATTCAGCTGATACATGTTCGAGGTGTTCCTGTTGCCCTTGCGCCGTGTGGTGCTGGTCAGCCAGCCATCCGCTTCCAGTTTGCGTATCGATGTGCGCACCGTGCTGGAGCCTGCACCAATCTGACGGGCTATGGTGGCGATTGACGGCCAGCATATGCCCTCATCGCTGGAGAAATCAGCCAGCCGAGCCATGATGGCCACGCTGGTGATTTTCATACCTGACGCCGCGCAACCGTCCCAGACGTATGCAGACAATTTAACGCTCATCACTAACTCTCCTGAACTTCTGACCCCATAGATTGCGGGGCTGGACGCAGACGTACGGATAACTTGGACGCCTGAACAGCACCCGGTTATTCGTTACATCGACGCCTATGGTTTCAACAATCACACCGCGTGGGTCGGCATAACGCGCGATCCATGGCTGAATAACTTCGTCTGATAGCCGGGGCATTTAGCCCCCTGATTTGTTGGATTTTTCGAGAAAGAACCCCACAGCCCACTCCACAAAGCTGTGGTTAACAACATCAGGGATATCAGGTACTTTGAGTGAATAGCGGAATGGCTGCTGACTGCGCCCGCCCGTCATAGGCAGGCAACGGAATTGCGGAAAATCCGGGGATCTGTTTAAATTATTCACGCGATTATTTCTCCACACTAATTGATGTAGTCGCCGAAAGCGCCGGGCTGCAACCTGGCGCTTTCACTTTTCTGGAGCACAGAAAACCCTGTAAACCAGCGTCGTGTGCTCCTGTAATTTGGTAATAGCACGGTGTAACTCCTCGTCGATGATCTCGCGTTCGTACGGCTCCACTACTCCATCCTCGATAGCCGCCCTCACCTGCTGTGAGTACCGGGTGATCTGTTCGATAGCCTCCAGTAGTCGCTGATTGATATCGCCGTAATCCACCAGCTCGACATCCGGTAGTGGCACGAACACGCCGCCAGAGGTTTTCGCTATGGCTGTTGCGATGTGATGATTACCAGCTGCCTGCTGCAACACCATCGACCAGCCAATCGGAAACAGCTGATCACCACCATTGCGCAGCCTGTTATGAACGCCGTTCTCGGTAACATCCAGAATCTCAGCGGCCTCGGAATATCCCCCAGCCAGACCGGCGATTGTTTTGCGGATCGCTGTAATCATCCAAGCTGGCTGGCGATCTGCTTTCCATTTCGGTTCATTACCCACGGCTGACAACCTCCTGCTGTGGTTCAAATAGCGGCACCAGTTCGGGATAATCGCTGGACACGAATTTGAGTTCGTTCTTTGTAATCTCGGAAATCAGCAGCGCAAATTTCCATGGGATAGGATCTGACCAACCGCTGACGCTGGATTTTGCAATGTTCAGGAATCGCGCTGTTGCTGTAACTCCACCGTAATAATTCAATACCTCAGATTTATTCATAACCCTCTCATCCGTAAAAGCGAACAAATTGAGTTTAAGCGAACGGATGTTATCTGGTCAATAATTCAAACATTAATAGTTCAGAAAAACGGACAACCATGAAGCAGCAATTTCCACAAACCATTAGTGATCGCATTGTCAGCAAAATGCAGGAACTCAATTTGCGCAGCAGAGATATAGTGACGGGAACGGGAGCATCAAAAAGCACCGTTAGCCAATGGGTCAATGGCGGTAATAACCCCTCTGCAACACACATTCCCAAATTAGCCAAGATTCTGAACGTAACGGAAACATGGTTAATAAATGGCGGAAACTACTCACAAAGGAATAACAGGGGTGAGGTAGATCAACGGTCGCTTCAGAAAATCCCTCTAGTCTCGCTGGCGCAGGCGGGGGACTGGAGAAATCTCATGAATCAAAATCCCAAATTTTCAGAATGGACAGCCGTTACTGATGACGTATCCCCCCATGCGTTCTCTGTAGAAATGGATAATGACTCAATGGCTGGACTCATCCCAGAGGGTGCCATCGTTATTTTTGATCCCAATAAACCACCTAAATCAGGTCAAATTGTTTTGGCTAACGTTGGCAATTCAACGGTAATAAAAAAACTAGTGATTGACGGTCCCAGCGCCTACCTGGCTCCGATGAATTCTGGCTATAAAACAATTGAGCTGGAATCGCTTTCTCAGATCGTTGCTACTGGCATATCAGTTCAAACAAAACTGCCATAACACTCCCCTTAAATTGACAACTCAAAAATGGCCATAGAAAGGCCCCACCCGCCCTGCGTCCGTAAAAACGAACAAATGCTATTGACCATTTCGTCCGTAAATGCGAACATCCGTTTTGTCATAAAACTCCTTTGAGAAAGGACGCTCTCAACCATATGAGTTTGCGCCCTCTTACAAATTTTTTTTAGTGTGGAGAAACGGCAGTGGGCTATTGCAGTAGCCCACCAGCCATAATCGAGGAAACGATTATGATCCAGGACATCGACGACCTGATTACTGAAATTTTCGACGAATACCCCCGACCTCGCCTCATCTGTAATACCCCAGGCGATTACACACCACGGCTGGTTTTGCAGCTCAACCTGAAACGCACTGCGCGCACCAGGCTGACCCCGGCTCACTCCCATGCATTTACCCGTCCAGCTCAGCAGGAGGTGCGCCTGACTGATTGCCAGCGGGATTTACATGGAATGTATGGGTTAAGGAGTCAGAGATGAGTGAAGTTAAACGTTATTCCCATAATGGTTTGCGGGGAATGTTAGAGCACAAAGCGGGGCGTTATGTAAGTTATGAACGCTACTCTGCTCTTAATACAGAGCGTGACGTGCTAGCAGCTGAGAATGCGGTTTATGGACCAATAATTGAGCGCTTTATAGGCCAATACAGTGCAGCTGGTTATCACGCCATAGAGAATTCACTAAATCCTGCACAGTCACTGTTATACGACGCCATGCAGGTGCTGAAACAGCCAGCCACCGACGCCTACCTCAACTCTGTGCGTGCTGAGGGTGTTGAGATGGTTAAGGCACATCCTGCAATAAGCCTCTGCGCACTCAAGCATGTCTGCGAAGAAATTGCAGCCCAACTCCGCGCCGGTAAGGGTGGTGAAAAATGACAGTGAAAACTCATACCGGAACGGTTATCACGAACACCGGGAAAAAACAGGTCAGATTGCACCAGAGCGCCACAACCTGGGTAGTTAGCGGCAAAGAGTATTACTACAAAGAAACTGGCCGCCGTGGGGGGGCAGGAGGAACACGCGCCCGCCTGCTGTTGAATAGCATCGCTCCTATCTCAGTGAATCAAATCGTCAAGGACGGTGAGTGATGGATGCTGCAGCCAAAAAGAAATACCTCACTAAAATCCAAAAATTGATGCGTCTGGCAGAGAACACCAGTAGCCCTGCAGAAGCTGCCAGTGCCATGTCAAAAGCGCAGGCATTCATGCGTGAGCATGGCCTGAGTGAATCAGAGGTCGTGTTCTCTGAAATCAGTACCAGTGCGAGCAAAAGCTCTCCAAGTGATGCAGAGAAACTACCTCTTTACATGATCTACCTTACTCAAACCATCGAAAAAGCCTTCGGTGTTAAATGTCTTTTGAGCTGGAGAGTCACCCCAAGCTACCGCTATAAGCGCGTCGTTAAGTTCTATGGCTTGGATGGACGTGATATCGCAGCTGCGTACATTTTTGACGTCCTAACACGCCAGATTAAGCATGCTCGAAAAAGTTTCATGAACAGTTACTGCGAGAGCTGGCTTGCCCCAAAACGTAAGGCGGCATTAGCTGACCAATTTTGTGAGGGTTGGGCCTCTGGTGCCTATCACGCAGTGCAAGAGCTGGTCATCGATGAAGAGCAGGAGGCCAAAATGAGTGCCTACGCGGAGAAACTGAAGGATGAGGGCATGGGTAAAGCCAAGACCCGTAACAGTAAAGATGATGCCCGCCCCTCTCATGCTAAATATCTCGGCTACCAGGAAGGCAAGCACGCAAAAGTGTTTCATGGGGTTGATGGAAGCAGTAATGGCCCTGCGCTAAGCGGTATCTCGGAATAATGATGTCCGGTAATGAGGTTTGATTATGTCCAGAATGGTTAGCCTTGAGGATTGGGCTAAAGATGAATTTGGAGAAGAGGCTCCAAGTGTGCGCACTTTGAAGGCGTATGCGAAAGGCAAAATGATGGCCCCACCAGCGGTAAAGGTTGGCCGGAAATGGATGATTGATCGCGAGGCGCGGTTTACCGGGATTCTTGCTGCACCAAAATTAGCACCGACAGCAAACCCAAAACTGAGAAGGATTATCGAGGATGGCTGCAAGACCGCGCACCCATAACATTACAATACCCAATCTGTATTCCAGGTTGGATAAACGCACTGGCCGTGTGTATTGGCAATATAAACACCCTATAACGGGTAAGTTTCACAGCTTGGGAACAAATGCTGATGAAGCAAAGCAAGTTGCCAATGAAGCGAATGACATTATAGCTGAGCAACGCACTCGTCAGATTCTCAGCGTTAATGAGAAAATTGCAAAATTGCGGCAGTCGCGTGAATTTATAACCGTCACAACTTGGCTCGATCGTTATCTTGAAATACAGCAGGAACGTCTTGAGTCAGGCGAGATAAAATTAAATTCGGTGAAGCAGAAAAAGAAACCTGTCGAATTGTTACGTCAGAATTGCGGGATGATGTATTTAAAGGACGTTGGGGCGTTAGAGGTCGCGAAAATAGTCGATGCTGTTAAAGCCGAAGGCCATAACCGAATGGCTCAGGTAGTAAGAATGGCGATCATTGATGTGTTCAAAGAGGCCCAGCACGCTGGGCACGTTCCCCCCGGCTACAACCCAGCACAGGCCACTAAACAGCCACGCAACCGGGTTATACGTCAGCGTCTTTCACTGGATGAGTGGCAAGCCATATTCAAAGCTGCAGAAGATCACCCGCCCTATCTCCAATGCGCAATGCTTTTGGCTCTGGTTACCGGCCAACGCATTGGGGATATCTCTAATATGCAGTTTTCGGACATCTGGGACGACATGCTGCATGTTACCCAGGAGAAAACCGGCTGCCGTGTTGCCATCCCTCTGAGCCTGAGGTGCATGGCCATTGATATCTCACTCAGAGAGGTTGTCGCCAAATGCCGCGATGCGGTTGTGAGTAAATATCTGGTCCATTTCCGTCACTCAACCTCCCAGGCCGTCCGGGGTGATAAGGTTTCTGCCAGCTCTATTACAACAACGTTTAAAAAGGCCAGAAATCACTGCGGTTTAACATGGGCTGAAGGCGCTGCGCCCACCTTTCATGAGCAGCGTTCGTTGTCGGAACGTCTATATCGAGAGCAGGGTCTAAATACCCAAAAATTGTTGGGCCATAAATCTCAAAAAATGACGGATCGGTACAACGATGACCGTGGCAAAGATTGGATTATCGTGGCCGTATAAAGTTCGTTTTTTGAACAGTTTTGGTGAAGAGTTTTGGTGGGATTTTGGCGAAGAATAGTAGGAAACAAAAAGCCAACACGATTCTTACATTCGTGTTGGCTGTATGTTACGTATTGCAGATTACATATTTTTGATGATCGCGTCACCAAACTCTGAACATTTCAGCAGTTTAGCGCCATCCATCAGGCGTTCGAAATCGTAAGTCACGGTCTTGTTAGCGATAGCGCCTTCAACACCTTTAACAATCAGGT